GGTTCTTGGCTTAGTCCGTGAGGCTGGCGTCAGGGACGCCGTTGCCGCCGAGATCGCAACCAACATCCGCCCCCTGTTCGATATTATCTACACCCCTGTTTCCGTCGAGATCACGCTCGACGCTGCTTGCTTTGGCGCGCTTGAGGAGCAGAAGCACCTCTTCACTGATGCTGTCGAGAAACGAGACAAAGCCATCATCCGTGAGCGCATTGAGCGAGAAATCCAGGCGTGTAAGGACGCGGGGTTGATCGTTTGACATTTCGGCTTTCCTCAGTGGTGATTAAACAATAAACCAAAAACAATAAGGGAGCATAACCATGATCAGGACTATCACGTTCGCGGCCGCGCTGCTCGCCGCCACCACGACCACCCAGGCCGCCGTCTACAAATGCGTAGTCAACGGCAAAACAGAATTCAGCGACACTCCGTGCGCGCCCAATGCGCAGGTGCACGAGCTGCGCGTGAGCAAGCCGAGCGACGCGGATGCCACCGCCGCAACGGTTCGGTTGCAGCAAACGATCGACAACGAGTCGCTCGAAAGCCGCCGCCGCATGGCGGACCTTCAGATCAACTATGCGGAAAGCAGCCTGCGCAGCCTGGAAAAAGAACGCGATTCTGAGATCGCCTTCCTTAAGGTCAAACAAGGCATGGCCTCCAACAACCTCGCCGGCGCGACGTGGGAGCAGGCACTCGCCACCGAAATGCAAGCCGTGATCATGCGCTACGACTCGAAGATTCAAGCCGTGCGCGAGGAGATCACGAAGCTCCGGGCGGAGCGCCCCTAAACCTCCTCGCATAACCGCCGATAGATGCCCGCAAAAACCACAAGGAAAAGGAAATAAGGAGCCGTAGATGGAGCAACGCACCAAAGGAACGAAAAACATCCAGGCCGGGCAGGACGTGGTGATCAATATCGTCCTCCTCGCGCCGCTGGGCGGGTTAAAAAAACGCAAGTCTCCCGGTACAGCCGGGATTTTATGCGTGCCCAGGGAGTGAGGTAACCGTTAGTGGAACTGCTTGAGCGATTCAATCGGGTGATGAAATCGGCATCCACAACGCTAGACCTGATCGCGGCCGGCGAACTTCGTGAACAGTTTGCCGTGTTGCGCAAGGAGCTGGTCGATCTCAGAGATGAGAGCATCGATCTTCAGGAGGCGGTTATCGCACTCAAGGCCCGGAACATCTCTTTGCAAGAGCAGCTTTTCGAGACGCAACGCCTTCTTGGCGACCGCGAGAGATTTGAAACAGAGAAAGGCCGTTATGTGGCGAGCCGCCTCTCGACCGGCTCGGTAGTTTATGCGCTCAAAGATGAGGAACGCAGGGACGGCGAGCCAGTCCTTTACCTTTGTGCACACTGTTTCGAGCGCAACGAGAAGGCCTATCTGCAGCCGGTAAAACGCGAATTTCATAAAGACACCTATGCCTGCAATGTGTGTGGCGCGAATATTCTGATCCCCAACGACGCGACGATGGAAGTCATTACGCGCCCGCGCAGGACGCCGTTCCCGGATTACTGAACACCTTGACACCAACAATCATCACGGGCAGCCTATAAAAAGCATCGCCTAACGCCAAGCGGGAAGCGGTTCCCGCCTCCATTCCCTCGGCTCTCCCCCGCATAGTGCGCTCCATGACGACGCGCACTCATTCCGATTTCTCTCCATCCGATTTCAAAGGCCTGCAGGACTGGGTGCCGATTTTCCGCGCCGGTGTGCAGAAAGATTCTCTCGGTCGCGAGAAGGTCTGGACCACCGGCGATCTCGATCAGGTGGTCGCCAATCACAGTGCGGAGCATCCCGCGCCGCATGTCATCACCCACAAGGAACTCTATTCGCCTTTCGCCTACGGCCGCACGGCCGAGCTGAAGCGCGAGGGCGATGTGCTGCTCGCCAAGAGCAAAGACATCGAGCCGCAGTTCGAGCAGCTGATCAAGGATGGTCGTCTCTTTGAGCGCAGTGTGCGCCTGGTGCCCACCGCCAATGGCTGGAAGCTGGGTCACGTCGCGTGGCTGGGTGCTGAACAGCCTGCTGTGCAGGGTCTGGCTCCGGTGCAGTTCAGTGCCGAGCCCGCGGCCTGCGACTATTCGTTAGAGTGGCGCACGCCCGGCCTGCTGGCGCGGATGATGCGCCGGATGCGCGAATTCATGATCGAAAAGTTCGACATGGAAACCGCCGACCGCCTCATGCCCGAGTGGGACATCAACGATCTCGAAACCTATGCCGCCGACGCGCGCGCCGAGAACCAGCCCGCCGTCCCGTCTTTTTCCGAGGCCGGGCTACATAACGCCGAAGCCTCTTTTACTGCCCCCACCACCCACCAGGGAGACACACCCATGCCCCATTCCGATGAGGACTTGCAGCGTGCCCGTGACGCGGCCCGCGCCGAGGCGCAGGCCGAGTTCCAGGCGCAGCAAGCCACGCTGCAACAGCAGCTCGACAACGAGCGCACGCAGCGCCTACGCGCCGAGTTCACCGCCACCATCAACGAGGCCATCGATGCCGGCCGCCTGACTCCGGCGCAGGCCGAAGGCGCGGTGGAGTTCATGCTGCAGCTCTCGTGTGAGCCCGCTGAGGTCGAGTTCTCGTCCGGTGACACCACGGTCAAGAAGGCTCGCGTCTCCTGGTTCAGCGATTTCATTGCCGCGCTGCCCAAGCAGGTGGACGTGGGCGGCGAGCGCGGAGGGGATGATGTCTCCGCCGCTCAAGCCGAGTTCGCCGCGCCGGCGGGCTATGCCGTGGACGCATCGAGCGCGGAGATCGACCGCAAGGCGCGGGCCTACATGGCCGAGCACAAAACCGATTACAAGGCCGCCGTGGCGGCCGTCACTGCACGTTAATCCGTCACAGCACGTTAAGGAGGCCGCGACATGCCGCAGCAAAACATTTCGATTCTGACTCTCTCGCACACGCTCACCGGCACGGTGGCGGCAAACCGCTTCGTCACCCCTGCCGGTGCGCAAGCCGGTGCCGACGCCAACGCGCTAGGCGTGGCACGTACTGCTGGAGTGTCCGGTGGTCTCGTCCCGGTGGACGTGCTGGGCACGGCCATCGTCGAAGCGGGCGCGGCCGTCGCCGCCGGCGCAACCGTGAAGGCCGACGCCAACGGCAAGGCCATCACCTGGGTCACCAGCGGCGCGAAGGTTGGTGTCGCGCTCGGCGCCGCATCCGCAGCGGGCGACTTCATCGAAGTCCTGCTCATCCCCAACGCCGCTTAACGCGCCGCCTAACACTGATTAAGGAGCCTAAGACATGCCTCAAATGACCCCCTCCAGCGCCCGCGTGATCGACCCGGTATTGACCGAGATCGCGCGCGGCTACCAAAACAATACGTTCGTCGGCTCGGCCCTGTTCCCGGCCGTGCCGGTCGGTCAGCGTGGCGGCAAGATCATCCAATTCGGCAAGGAGGCGTTCCGCGCCTACAACACCGGCCGCGCCCCCGGCGCCAACACCAAGCGCGTACAGTACGAATACAGCTCCGCCAGCTTCGCGCTGGAGCAGCACGCGCTGGAGGGCACAGTGCCCTTCGAGATCATGGAAGAGGCCTCGGCCGTACCGGGTATCGACATGGGTCAGGGCGCCGTGCAAATGGTGCAGGACATCATCGCCGCGCGCCTGGAGAAAGCCCAGGCCGCCCTGGCGACCAATGCCGCCGCCTATGCCGCCAGCAACAAGATCACCCTCGCCGGCACGGACCAGTGGAGCGATCTCGCGGCCTCGGACCCGGTCGATGACATCGAGGCGGCCAAGGAGGCGATTCGCGCAAAGATCGGCCGCTACCCGAACACCATCGTCATGGGCGCGGCGGTGATGGCCAAGCTGCGCCAGCACAGCAAAATCATCGACCGCATCAAATACACCGGCCGCGATGTGCCGACCCCGGAGCTGCTCGCCTCGCTGTTCGGCGTGGCCCGCGTGATCTCCGGCGACGCCGTGCAGGCGTCGGATGCCGACGTGCTCTCCGACGTGTGGGGCAAGTCGGTGGTGGTCGCCTACACCGAGACCGCCGGTCTCGCCCAAATGGGCCGCCCGAGCTACGGCTACACCTATCGGCTGCGCGGCTACCCGCTGGTCGAGGCGGCCTACCAGGACCGCAACGCGAAGAGCTGGATTTATCCCGTCACCGACGAGGTGGCGCCGGTGATCGCGGGCGCCGAAGCCGGCTACCTGATCAGCGCGGCGGTCGCGTAACGAACACAACGCCCCACGGGGACGCCTCCGACAGTGGCGTGACGCCGGGAGAGACCGGGCTCTCCCTCAACACCAAGTGACGCCGCGCGAACGGCGGGAATCGCGCAGCGGATGGATTACCGGCCGGACCGCCGCAAACCGGCCGGGACTTTTTGGAGACGAACATGCCCCAGTATCTGGTAGTGGAACCCATCAAGCACGCCGGCAACCGCCACGCGCCCGGTGTTCTTGTCGAGCTGAATGAAAAGGCCGCCGCGCCGCTGCTGGCCGTGCGCGCCATCGAGGGCGCGCGGGTGCAGCCTGCCCCCGTTGATCCGAAAACACCCCCCGCGAGCGAAACGGTTGCGAGTGAGCCGGACGATCAAACCGAAGAGGCTGGTGCCCCGGTTGCGACAGAGACGGTCGCCTCGCCCGAAGATTCGACGGTGGTGCCGATCACGCCGGCCGGAAAGAAGAAGGGCAAGTAACCCGTGCCCTACGTCACGCAGCAGCAACTGATCGACCGTTTCGGCGAGGCCGAGATGGTCCAGTTGACGGACCGGCACGACCTCGGCGTGATCGATGGCGTGGTGCTGGACCTCGCCATCGCCGACGCCGATGCGGAGATCGACGGCTATTTGAAGGCCGGCGGCTACACACCGCCGCTGTCTCCGGCGCCGCCGGTAATTTCGCGTCTCTCGGCGGCGATCACGCGCTATCACCTCTACAGCGATCAGGCCACCGAGAAGGTGCGTCAGGACTACGAAGATGCGCGCCGCATGTGCGAGGCCATCGCGGCGGGGCGCATGTCGCTGGGCGCCGAGGATGCCGTGACCGCGTCGCCCGGCCGCGTGGTGATGCGCGGCGGCGTCTCTAACATCGACTGGGATACGCACTGATGAGCCGTCTGCAACAGGCCAAGACCGTCCCCGGCGTCCGCGTGACCACCACGATCGACGGTTTCCGTTGCGGCGGCCGTGCATGGATCGGCACCACTATCGTGCCGTGCTCCGCGTTCACTGCTCAGCAACTGGCGGATCTCGCAGCAGAGCTCACGCTCATGGTCTCCGACTGCGAGATCGAGGTCTAACGGAATGAGCAACCTGCTCGGCGTCGAGCCTCTCATCGTTGCCCGGCTGGAAGAGAAGCTGGCCGCGCACGACCCGAGGCCGCACATCCTCACCGCGCCCGATCTCGCGGACGTGGCGGAGGAAAAGCAGCTCACACCCGCGGTGCATGTTGTGTACGGCGGAATGCGTATCGCGCAGGACGATGGACACGGCTCCTACATCGAGCTGGAACAGACCTGGTACACGGTGATCGCCGTGCGCAACCTGCGCGACATGCGCAAAGGCAGCGCGGCGCGTGCCGATGCCGGCGAGCTGCTGGACGCGGTGTTCCGAGCCCTCACCGGCTGGAAGCCCGGCCTCGACATCCGCGCCCTGCGCCCGGCCACCGCGCCGCGCGCGGCTTACTCGGGCGGCTTTGGCTACTACCCGTTGGCGTGGACCACGCGTATGCAGATGAGAGGAGAAGCGTAATGGCAAAACGTAAAACGACTACCCACGAAGGAGTAATCACAATGAGCAAAGCGAATTCCACACCGGACACCGGCGAGCAGCAGGTCACAGTCTCCGTGGTCCTGAAACAGTCACACACTCACGCCGGCCGCGACTACCCAGCCGGGGAAACGATCACAGTCAGCGCGAGCGCGGCGGCCTGGTTGATTAAGCACAACGTCGGCGTGATGGCAGAGGCTGAAACACCCGCCTCGTAGCCCCCGTAGCCCGGTAGCGTGCGCCATGCGCACGACCCTGGCTAGATACAACCCTCACCACAAAGGAGAACAGAAATGCCTGATTACAGTTACATCGGTGTTGGCCAGGTCTACCTGCGCGACATCAACGGCTCGGGCGGCCTGCTGCCCATCGGCAACGTGAGCCTGCTCGATTTCTCGGCGCAGGAAGAAACGAAAGAGCTGATGGATTACACCACCGCCGGCGGCGGCACGCGCAACGAAGTGCGCCGCGTGAAAGGCGTCGAGGCGAAGATCAAGCTGCACGATCTCGATCCCGCCAACCTGTCCCTGGCCCTCTACGGTGACGCCACCGCCGTGGCCGCGAGCACCGCAACCGACGAGGCCATCACCGCCAAGCTCGGCGCGCTGATTCCGCTGGCTCACGCCGCGCCCACGACGGTCGTGGTCACCAACGTCGGCGCCACCGTCACCTACGTGGCGGGCACCGACTACGAAGTGAAGACCGGCGGCATCTTCATCCCCGCCACCGGCTCCACTATCACCGACGGCCTCGCCCTGCTGGTGGACTACGCCTACGCCGCCCAAGACGTGGTGGAAGCGTTTGTCAACGCGGCGGGCGAGTACGAGATGGTCTTCGACGGGGTCAACGAAGCCCGCTCCGGCAAGGCCTGCGTCGTCCGTGTTCACCGCATCCGCTTCGGCGCTGCCGCCAACCTGTCCTTGATCGGCGACGACTACGCCGGCCTCGAACTCACCGGCAAGCTGCTCTCCGACACCACGCAGGGCGCGGGCGTGAGCAAGTTCTTCAAGACGACGCTGTTGCAGTAAGTAGCGCCCCAATGATGGCAGTGACAAGGGGGCGCTCGCGCCCCCTTATTTCAAGGTGATGTAAAACGATCATGTCGGAACTCGATCTCAAGCTTAGGCTCAGTGTCGTTAAGACCGGGCTAGAGAACATCACGGCGATCATCGGCGAGTTGAAGAATGCCGGGGTCGAGACCGGGAAGTTCGAGGAAGAGGCCCAGCAACTCGGCGACGAACTGAACAAGCTGGGCCGCGAGCAAGGCCTGATCGATGCCTTCAAGAAGCTCAAGACGGAAACGCAGGCCGCCGAAAAGGCGATGGCCGACGCCAAGACCAAGGCCGCAGAACTCGGCAAAGAACTCAAAGACACAGAGAGCCCCACCAAGAAACAGCAGGCCGCTTTCGAGAAGGCGCGCAAGGCCGCGCGCGATGCGGCCGAGGCCTATCAGACCAATGCCGTTGGCCTGCAACAGTTGCGCGGAAAAATGCAGGAGGCCGGGGTCTCCACGTCCGGCCTGGCTGCGCATCAGTTGCGGCTACGCAAGACGCAAGAAGGCCTGGTCGCATCCGGTCAATCGCTGACCCAGTCGTTGCAGGCCTCGTCCGAGGCCGCGAAGAAATCCGCAGAGGCGAATGCAAAACAGTCCGCCGACATGGAGCTGCTGGGGCTGCGTGCGCACAACAAAATCCAACAAGAGATCGACGAAACCCGCGCGGCCTACGACCGACTCGCCTCATCCGGAAAACTCTCTAGCGCCGAGCTGGCGAATGCGGCGCTCAAAACCGAGGACCGTGTCCGCGAGCTGAAGAAGCAGACCGGCGACTGGGTTAGTTCACTGGGTAACGCCAAGACCGCGCTGGCCGGTCTCGCGGCGAGCGGCGCCGGCCTCGTGGCCGTGGCGGCGCAGGCCATCCAGTTCGAGTCCGCGATGGCGGACGTGGCCAAGGTGGTGGACGGCACTGAGGAACAGATTGGCGCGCTGTCGTCACGCATCAAGGAGCTGTCGACCGAGATCCCGCTCTCCGCCGACGCGCTGGCGCAGATCGCCGCCGCCGGCGGACAGCTCGGCGTGCCCATCGAGAAGCTGGAAACCTTCATCCAGTTAGCCTCGAAGATGTCCGTCGCCTTCGGCCTTTCCGCCGACGAGGCTGGGCAGGCTGTCGCCAAGCTCTCCAACATCTTCGGTCTGCCCATCGAGCAAGTGGAGAAGTTGGGCGACGCCATCAACACCCTCGGCAACACCACGGCCGCGAAAGAGGCCGACATCGTCGGCGTGCTGACCCGCATCGGCGGCACGGCCAAACAGTTCGGACTCTCCGCCGAGCAGGCCGCCGCGCTGGGCACGGCCATGCTGAGCCTGGGCGTGAAGAGCAACGCGCTGCTCTCCAAGCTGCAAACCGCCAACGTGCAAGGGCCGGAGTTTCAGGCCGCGCTCGCCGGCATAGGCCTGTCGGCGGAACAACTGGCGAACGATATCCGCGACAAGCCGCAGCAGGCGCTCATCGACTTCCTGCGCACCCTCGCACAACTCGACAAACAAAGCCGCGCCGAGACGCTGACCCGCTTGTTCGGGCAGGAGTATCAAGACGATATCGCGCGTCTGCTCGGCGGCCTGGACCAATACGAGACCGCCCTGACCCGCGTCGGCGACAGCGCGCAGACAGCGGGCGCGATGCAGAAAGAATTCGAGACCCGCGTAAAGACCACTGAAGCGCAGATTCAACTGCT